GCTTAGAATAATAGTCAACATTATCATGAGCATTCGCGATGCTCCAACTATTATCCGGGTTAGGAACAAAAGACAACCCAAATAGCATTGTAAAAGCTGCTAAAAAATCATGTTTCTTGATTAAACCTTCCACCAACAATTGACTTGAAACATCAATGGAAAATCTATTTTGAAAATCAATTCGGGTTTGGCAACTCACCTCACGGTAAGCCCCTACACTCGAAGTATGATAACCATCATTTTCAAATTTGGGTTTAACACTCAACATATTGGAAACTTCATTCGCCAATGCCGAAACAATTGGACAAGATGGCAATTCATACAATAAAGACAAACACTTACCTTTCAACAGAGAATCACAAATGGACTGTCTTGCATTATTATAATGTAGAATGTAATTCAACTTTTGAAACACACGGTAAGGATTCTTGATGACGTTTTTATCATGTGTCAAAACAATTCCACAAAAATCAGCGTCATAAACATCCCTACAAGTCTTTATTTTGATATCAAAACCAAGTTGAGAATAGTCCGCAGCACAGAGTTTTGCACTCGTGACAAACAGACCATCATCACCTTCAACCAAGCCATGAAAAGTGGCCCCCTGTTGCGACGCGAGAAACATACCTAGCATAAGATTACTAAAACCATTAGCCAATGAAGTACTCATCTCTCCTGACATGCGCCTACCAACACATTTATACTTATCACCATTTCTAAAATCCAAAATATTAGTACCTCCCAATATTTTCCGCAAAAACAAAAAATCGTCTGCAGTCATAAAATAAGAGTACAATTTGAATTCCAAAGCTGCCAATATCTCAGGCGTAAAGTGACTTTCAAATGAAGTGAAATCAGTTGCATAAACAAACCCTGGCGTATTTGCTAATTCAAACAATTGCTGCACGCGTTCTTCAGGTGTTTTGTTCTTAACAAAATAAGGCAAGTTATAAATAACCGCCTCAATAGATTTCACAATGGGACCAAACCAGACTTTAAAACCATCATATCGAGACATAATACCACGAGCATTTTTATAGCGTGGATAACATTCCTGTTTCATGAAGGTTTCTAAATGATGCGACCTATGCGTGTCTGGTCTACCGTATCGCTTACGATTTCGGTCAAACGCACGTCGCAATTGTTCTTTTCTGTTTTCGTTATATGACGTCGTAGCCAACCAATCTTCAAATGTCAAATATTGGAAATTTGTCTTATCTATTTTATGCAAAAAAGAATCAACAAATAAACTCAATTTGGCCAATAATTCACGATTGGGTTCAGGAAGATTTCGCAATAGTCTTTTCGCAAATCCATTTCTCCTTGTTGGCGGATCATTAATGTCACAACAAATTGGAGAAAAATAAGGCTGCCACAGAATATTGCTTAACATCCTGTACATAACGAAGCGTGGTTTATATAAATTCCGAACTTGTATCATGGTTGAGGGGTCATTTATCTCAATAGGCAAATGCATTTCACTCAATCTCGCCCCACAAGCCAAAAACTTAA